ATAATCATTGGTCCTCGCTTTCTGTGTTTTCTTCATTATCTGGCACAATAAAAGTATAATCCATACTTTCTTTATCCCATTGTCCTAAATGCCATTGTACAGGACAATCACTTAACCAATCAAAAAAACTATCTGGCATTTTGTTATCTATTTTCATTTATCCCCCTCTTCTATTTTTATATTTTCACTTCCACAACTAACACAAACCTCAGTCATTTCTGATAGCTCATACCAACTATAGTTCTTCTCATTGTCAAATTCTTTTAACAATGTACCCTCAACACAACCACAATCTAAACACTTCATCTATACCCCCACAATTTAAAAGTTTTTTCAATCATATCTTTTAATTGATAAGTACAGCAATAATCATTATCTTTATTAGCTTTACATATTGCTTGTATCTCATCTATTAATTCATCTTTGTTTTTTAAATCATCTAATTCTAATTGCTCTTCTGTTTTCATTATTCCCCCTTTTTTTATATAATAGTTATTTGTTTAACATGGTCTATGTCCCCACTTTTATACCACTCAATAAATTTTTTAGCATCTTGAATAGTATTATATTTACCATGAATTATTTGTTTATTATTATAAAAAATAATTTGAACTTGATATTTCTTCATATCGCACCCCCCTTTTTTAGTTTGTAATATTTAATTAATTGCTTGTATTCTTTTTCTTTTTTTAAATCATTCCAAGATCCATTGTAATCTTGTAATAATCTAATTAAACAATCTTTAATTTCTTGTTCTTGTTTTGTGCATTTCATATTACACCCCCCTTCAATTCAATTATTAATTGTTCTATTTGTACTGAATATTTTAAACCTAGATACATCAAATAAAACATACCTAGAAATAAAACATAATCTAAAAAGTTTAATATATTTTTAATCATTATGCTGATCTTCTTTCTAATATTTCTTGATAGTGTTTCCAATCAATCAAGGAAATATAATCTAAATTAGCAAGATAATTTATATCTTCATCAATCCATGCTTTTTTTATTCTATCACCATAATTATTAACTAATGATTGAGAATAAATACAAGATTTTTTAATTACCAATAAATCTTTTACTTGCCATTTATTAGGATTTAATAAACTTTCAGCAATATGTTTTACTGTAAACAATCTTGCACAATCATTAATAGATGCCTCAAAATCGCTTGAAGGTCTATTAAATCTATGTTGTTTTTCTTCTTTTCTATTTATATTAAAAACTTCATCTCTATATGGTGTCCATGTGATGTTGCTTAAAATATATAGTTTAGAATATGCTTTATTTATTCTTTTAACTATTTGTTTTTGTTCTTTGTTCATTGTTTTACCTTTCATTTTTTTGTTGTGGTTAAATATGTAAAATGATCAACAATAATTGTATGTACATTTATCAACTTAACCACAAATAACCATTTAGTATAATTAATCATTATTGTCAATCCTAAAAGTATATTTTTTTTATGTGTGATATTTATGCAACATTAAACAAAGTTTAATATTGATTGTGTCATATTTGCAACATGTTGTAATTATGCAACACTCGTAGCTTAGAATAATTCTAATGTAATTTAATTAAAAATAATACTTGCATATAATTATACAATCTATATAAAGAGATTAAACAAATAAACAAAAAGGATAATATGACAATAAAAATAAATGCAGCAGATATTTTAAAAGCTCAAAAATGTGTTGGACCTTTTAAAAAACAAATAAGTGTTGAAGAGTTTGCAGCTAGTCCAGAAATTCAAAAACTTATTGATAGTGGACTAATGAGTATTGAACCAAACAAAGCATATAAAAAAGCTGTCAATAATTTAAAAAGAAATATTAAAAGATAATTAATAATAAACAATTAAACCCCTGATGATTAATTTTATTAGGGGTTTTTTTTGTGCGATCTTGAAATAATAATTCATAATATAATTGTAATGGATCTTGCTATTCTTTTATACAACGCCACGTCTGGCGTTAGCGTTATAACTTCGGTCAATAATACTGACCTATCTATTTCCGATAATTAATAGTTATAGGAATAACTAGTGTTAATCATAAATTATCATTAGTAATATTGCACAGTATAACCTACATTTTTGACATTGATTATAGGGGGTATACCCCACAATGCAGTCGCATGTTATTATATATATATACATGGGACTCGAGGACTCCCTTATCCACACACACATTCATTTATTGCCATACCACTACAAATAAACTAGATATAGTATATGAAGCCTTTTGACCTAGAAGATGTAGAATCAGTTGCTTATGTTGATAAAAATAACAATGATGTCATAATTAAGTTTGTTGGTTTTCCTAATGAACTAGCATCAACCCTGTTTATTAACTATGTTATGCTATGTGTTGGCTTTGATTTTGAACCTGTAGATAGTATGCCTAGCAAAAAGATACACTAGATATGGATATTAAAATACCCTACACACCTAGAAAACACCAAGCATATCTACATAAAAAAATATCAGAGAACAGATGGAATGTATTAGTTTGTCATAGAAGGTTTGGCAAAACAGTATGCATGATTAATCATTTAATTAGGTCAGCATTGCTGTCCAAAAACAAGAATCCTAGGTATGCCTATATAGCACCCACCTTCAAACAAGCGAAAAGTATTGCTTGGGATTACATGAAACAGTTTACAGCAAAGATACCTTATACAAAATTTAACGAAACAGAGTTGCGTGTGGATTTGCCGAATGGCAGCAGAATAACATTACTAGGTTCAGAGAACTCAGATGGCTTGAGAGGTATATACCTTGATGGTTGTGTGATTGATGAATACGCAAATGTAAACGAAAGATTGTTTCCTGAAATAATTAGACCTGCACTATCAGATAGAAAAGGTTACTGCGTATTTATTGGTACACCACAAGGCATGAACAATAACTTCTATGAACTATATCAACACGCACAAGGAGCAGATGATTGGTTCAACTACAAAGCAAAAGCATCAGAGACAAAGATTGTAGATGATGAAGAGTTAGTCAAGGCAAAAGAGGTTATGGGAGATAAGAAGTATTTGCAAGAGTTTGAATGTGATTGGATAGCAAACATAGAAGGTGCAGTATATTCAGATGTCTTAGCTAAGATGGAAGATCAAAAACAACTAACAAGAGTGCCATACGACCCAAGTCTACCTGTGTCTACAAGTTGGGATCTTGGAGTATCAGATCATAGTGCCATAATATTTTTTCAACAGTTAGGTAGATCAGTAAACATTATTGATTACCATGAGGAACGAGGTCAAGGATTACCACACTATGTGCAGATTATAAAAGATAAAGATTATGTTTACAAAGATCATTTTGCACCACACGACATAGAAGTTACAGATTTCAGTAATGGTAAGACCAGAAGAGAGGTCGCCTATCAATTAGGAGTTAGGTTCAAGGTCGTACCAAAAATACCATTAGAAGATGGTATACACGCAACCACAATGACTCTGCCTAGATGTTGGATTGATACTGACCATTGCAAAAAGTTGATAGATGCGTTAAGACATTACCACAGGAAGTATATTGATAAGAATAGAATGTTCAGATCAAAACCTGTACATGATTGGAGTTCACACGCTTGTGATGCTATGCGTTACTTGTCTGTTGGACTACAAGAAATTAATACTAGACAATCAGCTCCACAAAGTGTAGCAGATAATGAATACAGGATTTTATAATTATGGGATCATTATTTAGACCAAAAATGCCACCGCTACCACCAGTTCAACCTTTGCCAGAACCGCCTTCGGCAGAAGTCTCTCAAGAAGAAAAAGACAGAATTGCGGCAGAGCAAAGAGAGATAGAAAGAAAACGAAAAGGTAGAAGGTCTACAATATTAACTGGACCACTAGGTGTAGAAGAAGAAGCTGAAACAGAAAAGAAAACTTTATTAGGATCATAATGTTAGAAGGAATAAAAAAAATTTTTAAAAAAAAATCAAAGGCAAAAGCGAAAGCGAAAGCAAAACCTAAAAAGGTTGAAGAAGTTTTAGTATTAGCTGAAGATAAAACTTTTGAAAACGAAGTTAAAAAACCAGAAGTAAAAAAAATTAACGAAACAGTTTCTGAAACAAAATCAGAAACTGTATGGGGATAAGGAAATATTATGGGATCAGTATTTAGACCAAAACCACCTGCACCTCCGCCACCACCACCTGCTCCAACTATAACTCCAACTGCACCAGAAGTATCACAGGCAACAGCAACAAGTATGGATGGTTATGATTCAAGAAAGACTAAAGCTAGAGGTAGATCAACTACAATATTAACAGGACCTAAAGGTGTTGAAGATCAAACACTAACATTAGGTCGTAGAAGTTTATTAGGACAGTAATGGCAAAAACAGATTTAACAAAAGGATTGCTATCACGATTTGATAGATTGCAAGGTCAAAGAGAAAACTGGGAAACTCATTGGCAGGAAGTTGCAGACTATATGCAACCAAGAAAAGCAGACGTAACTAAACGAAGAGCTAGAGGTGATAAAAGAATGGAACAAGTCTTTGACTCATCACCCATACAAGCAGTAGAACTTTTAGCTGCATCACTACATGGTATGCTCACAAATCCTTCTACTCCTTGGTTTACTTTGAGATTCAAAGATGAAGAAATAGAAAATGAAGATGAGGCAAAACTTTGGTTAGAGGCATCTACAGACGCAATGTACACAGCTTTTAATAGATCAAACTTTCAACAAGAAATATTTGAATTGTACCATGACCTTATAACATTTGGTACAGCAGCAATGTTTATTGAAGAAGATGATGATGATATTATTAAATTTTCAACAAGACATATCAATGAAGTATTTATTGCAGAGAATGATAAAGGTAGAATAGATACGATCTATAGAAAATTTAAAATATCAGCTAGAGCTGCAATACAAAAGTTTGGTGAAACAGTAAGTGCAGATGTGCAAACAAAAGCAAAGAAAGATCCTTACGAAGAAATAGAAATACTACACGCAGTTTATCCAAGAACAGATTTTAATCCTAAGAAAAAAGATAAAGCTAATATGCCATTTGAATCTGTGTATATGGAATACAAGAATGGTAATGAATTATCTGTGGGTGGATTTAGAGAGTTTCCATTTGTTGTACCAAGATACTTAAAAGCATCAAATGAAATCTATGGTAGATCACCTGCAATGACAGCATTGCCAGATGTTAAGATGTTAAATGAAATGTCTAAGACAACTATCAAGGCTGCACAAAAACAAGTAGACCCACCACTATTAGTTCCTGATGATGGTTTCTTATTACCAGTTAGAACTGTACCAGGTGGATTAAATTTTTACAGATCAGGTACAAGAGATAGAATCGAACCACTAAACATTGGTGCAAACAATCCACTAGGTTTAAATATGGAACAGCAAAGAAGAGAAAGTATTAGAGCTGTGTTTTATGTAAATCAGTTGATGATGCAACAAGGTCCACAAATGACAGCAACAGAAGTTATACAAAGAAACGAAGAGAAGATGAGATTGTTAGGACCTGTGTTAGGTAGATTACAATCAGAATTATTAAAACCATTAATTGATAGAGTGTTTGCTGTATTACTTAGAAACAATATGTTACCACAAGCACCAGACTTTTTATCAGGTAGAGATGTAGAAATAGAATATGTATCTCCACTTGCTAAAGCACAAAAGTCTACAGAGTTACAATCTATTATGAGAGCAGTAGAAATACTAGGTAGTCTTGCAAATGTAGCACCAGTATTTGATTATGTAAACTTTGATAACCTTGTGAAACACTTGGCAGACATTGTAGGTGTACCGCAAAAAATATTAAAAACACAAAGTCAAGTTAATGCTGAAAGACAGCAACAAGCACAACAACAAGAACAAATGCAACAGATGCAACAACTACAACAAGTTGCTAAAGCAGGAGGAGATATAGCACCACTAGCAAAAGCATTGCCTGAAGAGGCAAGAGCTGTAGCAAATGCAGACGTGGAATAATATGTCAGAAACAAAACAATTAGAAAAATTAATAGAAGGGTTAAAAGTAAATTATAAAACCATATTCAATACAGCAGAAGGCAAACGAGTCTTAGCTGATCTTGAGAAAAGATGTCATTATCATTCTACCACTAATGTAAAAGGTGATAGCCATGAGAGTGCATACATGGAAGGACAACGCAGCGTTCTTCTATTTATTAAATCAATGCTGCAAAACGAAAATGAAAAAGG